TACCAAAAAGACCTTTAGTTTTTAAAGTTCCATCGTCATTATAAAGTCTTTTATACTTTTTTATTAATTCAACATCATCAACACCACCAAAACCATAAGATTTTTTAATTGATTCTTTATTTGGGTTTGATGCTAATGCATCAAATGTTCTACCTGTTCTTTGATCTATTGGACTTGCTCCAGCTAAAGAACCAATACCTCCTCCTAAAAATTGATCAGATATGTAGTTTCTCATCATTCTATCTTGCATTGCAGCTTGTTGATCCATTCCTAAACCACCCATAATCTTGCTTTGGATATACATATTACCCAAATTTCCTAAATTAGATGGATTAGTTAAATTTTGAATACCTGATGTTACTGGACTTAGAGCTGAGCCAATCACTTGTTCAAAAAAATTCATTACGATGTCACCACTGTTACTGTTCCTACGGAACTTGTTAAACTCAAACCTGTTGGATAAACCACAGGTAAATATAAATTTCTCCAAGCATTGCCGTCGTACGCTTGGTGTACTTCCATCGTTGTATTAAATATTAGCCCACCTGGACTAAATTTTCTACCATTTCTTTCGGTAGTTGTGTAAGAAGGTACCACATTTAAATCCAATTGAAAAAGGTTTTGTTCTAATGTACGCACCATTCTGTTTAATTGTTCAGCATCTATGTTGCCTTGTGTAAAACGAGGCAATGATGAGAAGGCCTGTCTAATGTCATATCGTGGCATTATTGTCTCCCATCTGGCTTAACATCAAGTCGTGTAGAGCCCAATCTCCAACCAACTCCGAGACGATTAGCATTATTATTACTTCCGTCATTAAAACTAGAAACATTCAAAGAAAATTGTCTTCCTCTTCCTCTTATGTTTTTAACTTGTGTTTCTGCATCTACAGGAACAGTAGCATCAGCTACTAATGTTCCACCCGGTGCATCACGCATTTTTACAATTAAATCAACAGTTTGCGGACCAGCACCGTCTGTTCCTATAAACTTAAAGTCTGGTATAACTCGACTAACAAAAGCAAATTGTTCGCCGTCACCTATATCAATATCACCTGATTGTATAGATACATTATCCATAGGAGCTCCGTCGTCATCATAACCTACTTCGTGAGCATAAACATAGCCTGGTGAACTACCGCCAGCTGCTCTTGGTTTTTGATAAATGCCGTAGTCAATCCAAGCTGTTCTTTCCATTTTACCTATAGCCCATGTTCTTTGCACATAGTTGTATGTAACATATCTATCAATCTCGTTAGAACCAGCAGAAGGATAATACCATCCTACTTCGTCAAAAGTTTGATTAGAGAAACCAAAAATCTTATATCTTTCATCATAGTTAATATCATTAAAGACATATTCTTTTACAGTACAAGGTAATGCTTGAACAGAACCTGTATAAACATAGAAGTTAGATTTATCCATCCAAAATGTTGCATCGGCTCCATTGACCGCTGCATTTGGACCTAGTATCGAGGGACCCCTTGCGAGGAGAGAAGTGGTAAAGGGCAGGGGTCCCCCTACGAATCGCAATGAAAACAATGCGATATCGGTCCATACTAATATTTCCTGACGAGTCTGTAGCCCGCCAATAATCTCAGAACCTAGATTTAACTCAATCTGATCAGCTGTAGATGTTCCGTCTGTTCGTATTTGCCAATCAACTGCACTGTTTTGGTTAGAAATTGCTATTATCATTGGGTCTATTGTTCCTGTTCTAGAAGCACCAGAAATAGGATCAACACCTAATGCAATAACATGGCCGTCTCTTTCAGAGACAATAACTTGATTTGCTTTTGTTGGAGCTAAGATTGCTCCTGCATCAGCAGTAATATTTGTAGCACGAGTATTTGTGCCTGCACTCTCGTCCCACTTGTAAATACCACCGCCTCTATAATTCATAATAAGGTCTTCACCATAATTATCTTGATTCCATAATCTAAATGAGTCGCCTGTTGCACCAAAACCCCAAGAACCAGCATTCCAAGTACCAGAGCCCCATCCACCTAAAAGGTTTTGTAAATCTTCTCCAACAGGTATTTCAAAAGCAAATGTTAAATTACCGCCTGTATTAGAGGTAGAACCATTAGCTTGAGTAGTAACTGTTATATTAAAGTTATTAGCATCAACAACAGCTACAGCATGATTGGCATTAATTTCTGCTATTGGAATACCATTAACAGGAGCTGACAAACCAGAGATAGTTACAAAATCTCCTGTAGCACAACCATGACCTGTAACAGTAAATTTTACAGTAGTTGTTCCGTTTGTAGTCATAACGTCTGTAGCTGATACTGTGGATCGTAATGGTGTAATATCATAGAACACAGCTTGATTTAATACATAAAATTTACGATTAGTTCCTACACCTACATATTGATTGCCGTCAAAGTCAGACCATTCAAACAATGTACGACAACTACCTAGAAAAGAATTTTGCGAATACTTTTCCCATCCACCTATCTTTTGTGGAAGACCTGATTGAAAACGAACAAGGTTGCCGTCTGTCCAACCACCTTCGTCTGTATAATCTGTTGTTTCTTTATTTATTCCAGGTCTGAAATTAAATTTCGCTAACGGCATCTTGTAATTCTTCCACTTTCTCTTGCAAATCGTCTATTTTCCAAATTGCTTCTTTCAAAGCTTGAGTAAGTAAAGGAACCAGCTTAGATAAATCTAATTGCTGTAAGATTGGTGCGTCTGTTATTGGATCAACAGCGTCCTTGTCACCGGTAACTGCATTAGGTACTACAGCATCAACTTCGTGAGCTATAAAACCTTCGTGAACATCATCTTTACCTATAAAAGAATAAAGAAGCGGATCTAACTCTAAAACTCTTTCAACAGCATCTTCTATTGTACCAAGTTTATTTTTAACTCGATAATCAGAGGTTGTATTAAAAGAAGCGTTAGCTCCGTTGTTGCTAATAGAGCCTACAGTTGTAGCCCCATTTAAAAATGTAATATGTTGTATACCTGAACCTTGATAACTTTTTAAGGTAGTATTTGTATCTATGTAAGCAGTCGCATTATCAGTAGCATTTGTAGTTGTTCTAGCACCATAAAAAATATTACCAGAAGCATCTATCCTTATTCTTTCTGCACTACCTCCTGTTACAAAAGCTAGCTGATTATTAGTAGATTGAATATTGTTTCCATTAACATTAACGCTATCTACAGTTAAATTAAAAATAGGAGTATTGTTTCCTATATTTACTCCATCAATATTTCCTGCATTAATATCAACCTCATCTAAGTAAGCAACTCCATCAATATGTAAATCTCTAAATTTTTTAGAAGATGTTCCTAAATTAGCAGAATTTGTTGTTTCAGGTATAAGACCCTCTACTAACAAAGTTCCAAGACCGTTTTTAATAGCACCATTTGTAGATCCTTGGCCATCAGCATAAATCATAGCTGTTGCACCGTTTGGAACTGTTACAGTGCTTCCTCCTGAACCTTGTTTAAAAGTAAGAGTGTGACCTCCTGAAGTAGCGTTTTTTACATACCAAGTTTTTTCTAAATCATTTGGACTAAAGGTAATAGTCCTTCCAGAAGTTAAGGTTCCTGTAAAATTAATAAATTTATTTCTAGCGTCAGAAGAGCTTCCGTCAGATATACTAAAAGTAAAATCTGCATCAGACATTGCATGGCTGACATAACCTGCAATTGCTTGGTCTATAAGATCAAAATTAGTATTAGTTGTTGTACCCCATGTACCAGATTCCTCACCTGTTTGAATTAATTTTATTCCTAAATTACTATATGTAGCCATTACTTAATCCTTTATGCTGCAATCTCAGTCCAATTTGGGTTTTGACTTGTATCAATTTCACTCCAAACTAACACATTTGATGTAGATACTGAAGCAAAAACTCCAGTAACATCAACATCTGCACTTAATGATATACTTACAGTGCCTATTGCTGTTGATGCTGAAACTCCTGTTGGGAATGATGTAACCCCTGCACTTATAGTAGTACCTGTTCCTAAAGTAGCATTTCCTTTTATTTCTGCATTTTCACCCACAGTAACAGCAAAACCCATTCCACTGTGAATATTACATTTTACATATAAAGTGCTAGGTGCATTATCAGC